ATTAAAGACTACTTTAATGTAATCTTAGAGGACGCTAAGAGATACGAAAAGGAAAGAAGAAGAGGGAGACGTAAAATTACAACTAAATAAATCAAGTACAAGAGGTAATGTGTTAACACTCGCTCTAACTCTCGGCACTTTAATATCAGTGCTTTTTCTCTTTGTTGGTGGTATAATAGGATGGTTATACAAACAACATCAACAAAGAAATGATATCTCTGAGATGCATCCTGAGATGTATGACCTCAAAGGTAACGTTATTCCAGATGAAATCATTGCCTTTCGATTTGAAAACTTAAACTTTGATAGTGAAATTGACGACGAATTATGACTACTACACATCCTACATTAGGAGAAAATAGATTACCAAGAAATCCTCTCTTGAGTGAGGTATTGGGATTAGCATCAAAACAAAAGACAAAAGCAAAGAAGATTCAAGTTCTTAAACAGTATGAATCTCTACATCTTAAGTCTGTTTTGATTTGGAACTTTGATGAATCTGTGAAATCGATGCTTCCAGATGGCGATGTTCCATTCAAAAAGAATGATGCACCAGCTGGAACCGAACACTTACATCTTGCATATGAGTGGAAAAAGTTGTATAATTTTGTTAAGGGAGGAAATGATATTCTTCGACCTATGAAAAGAGAACAACTTTTTATGCAACTTTTAGAGGGTCTTCATCCAGATGAAGCAGAAATTATCTGTTTGGTAAAAGACAAAAACTTAAAAAAGAAATACAAGTTGACTCGTGCCGTAGTTGAGGAAGCATTTCCCGATATACAATGGGGTAATCGAAGTTAGCATGGCTAAAACAAAAACCAGAGATGAAGTGATGTCTGAAGCTTATTGGACACCAAAAGAAAAAGAGGATTTGAGTAGTAAATACTCAACAAGTCTTATCAAAGAGAACTGCAACAGTGAGGAACTCAAAGATAAGTCTCTACCTTCTGATGCTTATATTGTGACATATAAAATCGGCGATGAAGTTCGTAACGACCTTGTAAGATGTCACGCAAAGGTGAATATCTTTGACATGTATTATGATAAATTTGGAGCGGGTTCTATCGTGAGTATTGAATATGGGCCTGGAATTGCAAGTCCAAAGACATGGGGTTTACCAGTGGCAAGTAAACCTAAGAAAAGAGTGAGGAGAAACTCATGAGTGATGAACTTCGCAATCAAATTAATGACATTATTGAGGGAGAAATTCAACTTGGAATCAACGAATTTTTGGAAGAGAAACAAAGAAAAGAAAGTGATCAAGGATTGGGTTTTGTCACTTCAGAAGAAGCAAAGAAACTCAAAGTCAAAGTCTTCAAAGACGAAGTTGACAAAATCATGAAACAATATAAGAAGATAAAGAAGAAAGAAAAATCGAATATATCTCAAGTTAAAAAATTAGGACTAGTCGATAAACATGGGAGGCCACTCTAATGGACAGAGATAAGTTAAAGGTCATGATTAAGGACTTGAAAAATGTTGTAAATGCGTTAGAATGTGAAATATACTCCGATGAGGAGGCTTACAAATTAAATTTTGATTATGACGAAATTGTCAACCATATTACAGATTATGATGAAGTCTTTGAGGATGATGACGGGTAACAGTAATGACCCCCGTTACTCAGAAGAGAAGTTGTTACTAAGAGCAGCTTGTTTTCGATGTCTCACACACCACTTAGAAGAACACACAAGAGCCGTCTATGAGTTTGCCACCATATGGTGCGATGAACATGACAATGTAGGTGGAATTGAACAAGGTTTCCAAGATTATCTCAGGTCATATGCCGAGAAGGCTTTTTCTAAGAGTTAATCTAAATAATATTACAAAACGTTAAAACTTATGCCAACATACCCTGTTATTCATAAAGAAACTGGCGAGAAAAAAGAATTATCAATGACTATGGTTGAGTATTCTAACTGGAGAGATGATAATCCAGACTGGGACAAAGATTGGAATGCTGGAGTTGCTGGCCTCGGAGAGGTTGGTGAATGGAGAGACAAACTAATCACAAAAAATCCTAGTTGGAATGATGTTCTATACAAGGCATCTAAATCTCCTGGCTCAAGAGTTAAAAAGATTAATAAGTAATGGCAAGAAAAAAAGATTCTCCCATCGGAGTGGGAATGACTGCGAAACAGATGAAGAGAAAAAGACCTATCAATGCCGATCTACTAAACAAGATTGAGCCTATTACAGATAACCAAAAGAAACTCTTTGAAAACTACAAGGAGGGTAAAAACATTTTTGCCTATGGCGCTGCTGGAACAGGTAAAACTTTCGTTGCATTATATCTTGCATTGAAAGATATTCTTGACCCACATACTCCTTATAATCAACTTTATATTGTAAGGTCTCTCGTATCAACCAGAGAGATTGGATTCTTGCCTGGCGACCATGAGGACAAGTCTTTCTTGTATCAGATACCATACAAGAACATGGTGAAGTATATGTTTCAGATGCCTACAGATGCAGACTTTGAGATGTTATATGGTAATCTAAAACAACAAGATACTATCAAGTTCTGGAGTACATCATTCATTCGTGGAACAACGATTGATCAAGCGATTGTGTTAGTGGATGAATCACAAAACTTGAATTTTCACGAATTAGATAGTATAATAACAAGAGTAGGAGAGGATGCTAAAATCATGTTCTGTGGTGATGCAAGTCAAACAGACTTACAAAAAACCAACGAGAAGAATGGCATTCTTGACTTCATGAAGATAATCGAACAAATGCCTGAGGACTTTGCAATGATTGAATTTGATGTCAATGATATTGTTCGTTCTGGTCTTGTAAGAGAATATCTTGTTCGTAAAATGGCTATGGGATTTTAATGTTTATTGTTGAGAATCACTTAGGTGATTTAGAGTTAGAGAAAAAAGAGACCGACGGACTTCGCCTATATAAGTTACCCAGCAATGAGTGGGTTCCTTCTATCACCTCTGTTACAAGTTTCTATAATCGAGAGGTGTTTCGTAAATGGAGAGAAAGAGTCGGGAATGAAGAAGCAGACCGTGTTACAAAAGAGGCAACTCGACGTGGTACGGACTTTCATGAAGCTGCACAAGCCTATCTTGAAAACAAAGAGTTAGATTGGAATGATTATCAACCACTGACTCAGTTTATGTTTCACAGTGCTAAATCTAGTCTGGACAAGATAGGAAAAATACACGCAATAGAACGCACACTTTATTCTGAATACCTTGGTCTGGCAGGAAGAGTCGATTGTATCGCCGAATATGAGGGCGAACTCGCTGTTATTGATTTTAAGACCTCGAAAAAAATTAAACCAGAAAAATGGATTGAACAATACTTTGTTCAAGAGGTTGCATATGCCTGTATGTATTATGAACTGACTGGAATTCCTATCCAAAAACTTATCACAATCATGGTCACACCAAATGGTGAGGTTAAGGTTTATGATAAAAGAAACAAAGGTGACTACATTAAATTACTTGTGAAATATGTCAAAAACTTTATCGAAAACCGAATGGTGGTTAATGGGTGACATCAACAAAGCTCTTAAAGAAAAGTTTCTCTGTTCAGCGCAATTTGCACAGGACATAGAGGCTATTGTCAAGAATGACAATTTAGGTTATATTGATGCTATCGTACATTATTGTGAACAAAATGCCATTGACGTTGAATCCGTGCCGAAACTCATTTCAAAACCACTCAAGGAGAAGTTGAAATGGGAGGCAACAGAACTCAACTATCTCAAACGTACAACAAGAGCAAAACTGCCCTTATGACTGGTTTTGATTGCTACAGGACTTATCTAGCATTCAAGAATCATTTTACGAAGGATAACTTTGATTATTTTAAGTATGGTGGAAAGACAAACGCAACCACCACATCATTTAATAAAAGAAAGGACAAATATTTTTTTGAAAAGATGTCTCGTCAAAAGAAAGACGAAGACATTGTAGATTACTTTACTGCTATATTCTCTCAGTGTGATGACCCACAAAGAATGTGGATTGGAGAGATTATAGAGACAGGCGAAGACAAATATAACGATTGGAAAATGAAGATTCAGAGTTTGAATTATCTTTTCAAACAAGAGATGATGCAGATTTGTAGTGACAAAAATTTTAACTCTTTGTTTGAATGTAAGAACGGTAAACATCCAATTATTATCAAAGAACATTTAAAGAAAAATATTACAACAGAAACATTAGTGATACTGGATGGTATGCTTGGATACAAAAAAGACTTTGATGACAAGTTAGATGATTTTGTATGGAAAACCGTCAGTATGAAACTTGACAAATACAAGCCTTTTTTGTTAAATAATATTAACCTTAACAAGTACAAACAAACACTCAAGGAGATTGTCGTCAAATGAAGTTTGATTCTAGTAGTGAGTTTTTTGATTCAGAAATGGTTCAAGCCAGTCTTGAGGAAATCAAAGAACTTCAGGACTTAATCACAAGTAGTATTATCGATACAGCCTTTGCTTCCGTAACTGGATATGAGGAGGATGAGTTGGAACAACTTGACTTGATAGAAGAGTTGTTAGAGAAACAAAAACTCATGTACTTTAGATGTAAGTTGTCGAAGGATGAAGATGCGATGTTGGTTGCAGAGAATATGAGAGAGTCACTTAGACAGATGGGTATGCCTAGAGGTGCAACTGTAGAACAGATGTTTGATAATTTAAAAGGTTCAATTCGTAAATTAAGAGAAACGCTTGACAACTAAATAGTAGTGTGTTATATTAATGATGTTGGACGCAACATGGGAGTGACTGAATAAACTTACTGGCAACCGCTGGTTAAGGTGATGAGACACAGGTGGTGCTGCTGCTCGCAAGGGTAGAACCGATCAACCAATCGGGTCTCAGGCTGTAACGTATTTACTTCTGTAGTAATGCCCGTTATTTGTTGGTATACAGGAACCCAACCTCCCTCCTTTTTTAGACCTAAGATGCAACTCAGAGAGTGGGGCAGAGGGTCTTTTTTTATATATGAAGAAATTTATTTTTGATGTAGACGGGACTTTAACAGAAAGTCGAAAATATATGGACATAAGTTTTATGTCTGAGTTTATTATTTTTTGCTGCAAATTTGACACCTACTTAGTTACTGGAAGTGATAGAGATAAAACAGTAGAGCAAGTAGGACTTGATGTGTATAATCGTGCGAAAAGAGTTTTTAATTGTTCTGGTGCAGACATATATGAAAAAAATTTTAATATTTACAAATCTGATTGGAAATTACCTGATGATGTAAAAAGATTTTTACAAGATGAGTTGGATTATAGTCAATTTCCTTTAAAAACAGGAAATCATATTGAAGAGAGAGCAGGTGGTGTAAACTTTAGCATCTTAGGTAGAAACGCATTATTTGAAGAGAGAGAAATATACCAAGAATGGGATGAAATACATGATGAAAGAATTGATATTGCAGATAGAATAAAAAATCAATTTCCAGAACTTAATGTTCTGATAGGTGGTCAAACTGGATTAGATATATCAAATGATGATAAAAGTCAGATTATAAAATTTTTTAGTCCTTTTGATGAAATACATTTTTTTGGTGATATGATGGAAGAAGGACAGAACGATTATCCTTTAGCGAAAGCAGTAAAGGAATGGGGTGGTTATCCACACTCAGTAAAAAATTGGGAGGATACCCGAACTCAACTTAAAAAATTCGTGGTATAATTAATAGTGTACGCTTCGGGTACACAATTTACACTCGCTTATTAAAGGAGAACTATGACTTACTTACAAAAGTATCACACTGCTAATCTTCCAGAATTAATGAAGATTATTTCTAAGAATGGAATTGGTATGGACTCATACCTAGATAGATTTTTCAATTCTTACGAAACTACAACAAACTATCCACCCTACAATCTTATTCACGTAAATAATGTTGAGTCAATACTAGAAATAGCACTTGCGGGATTTAGTAAAAATGAACTTAATGTTTATACTGAATATGGAAAACTTATTGTTGAAGGAAAAAAAGAAGAAAAGGAGAAGGAATCCGAGTATGTCTATCAAGGATTGGCTCAGAGATCTTTCAACAGAACCTGGTCACTATCAGAAGATATTGAAGTCAGAGAGGTTTTATTTAAAGATGGATTACTTACCGTTAAGTTGGGTAAAGTAATTCCAGAACACCATGCACGAAAAGATTATATGTGATATAATTAGATTAAATTATGTAATTAGATGGATTATAAAACATCTGGAGTTGATATCGAAGCAGGTAAATCCTTTGTAAATGATATAAAGGACAGTTGGCTT